TCTAAATTCATATAATCCTCTTTCTTTCTTAATCGATTCAAGAATAGGATTAACTAATCTTAAGAATTCATTTCTTACTTGTTCGTCATTTTGTTCAAATAACAATCTTACTGCGACTGCCGAGATTAATTTTCTCGCTCTTAATAATAATCTTCTTACGTTGATTCTATCAAGTGCAGACTCTCTAACTTGTAAAGTTTTGTTACCCCAAATAATAGTTCCCGTATCTGAGAATGTTGCGATTGGGTTAATTCTTGCTTTGTACAAGTCGTCTCTGTTATCTAAAGTTAATTTCTTTCTCGCTTTGATTGCGTTTACTAAACCTCTCTGGTAACCCGCTACTGCGAACCATGGATAAGATACATTATCTGTCAATGCAATGTTCTTAACTACCTCACCTGTTGGTGGGATAAATAATTGTGTTGCGTTGTCTCCGTCTCTTACCTGAATCCATGGCCAATAAGTTGCCGTATAGTTAGTATCTAAATCAACTGTATCTAATTGGTCAATGATTTCATCAACATTATCAGTGTTAGGTGCGTTTACGATATATAATGAATCCGCTCTATTGTCCTCAATCATATCGATCGCCTGATTAGTTAATGAACTGTGTCCATAGAAGTTGATACCTGGTGTTGCGAAAATGTTAATGTCTACTGACTCAGGGTTAGAGAATGTCTCAATACCTTCTAAGTATGCGTAGTAATCAGAATTTCCTACTGAAGAACTGAATACACCACCATTTGTTGTGTGTCCACTTACATAAGTGTTCTTACCGAAGATATATCCATCTCCATTAGTTCTTGTTCCTCTATAGATATCCCATCCATCAAATCCACCACAAACCGTGAAAGTGAATTTTCTAAATGATTTACTTTCTAATTTTCCTTTATTAACACCTTCTAAATCATAAGATGTTGTCTTATAACCTGAGATTCCTGATGCGTTGGTTGATAAGTGGAAACCATGTGTAGTGGTTGCCGCCCCTGTACCTTTATATGAGAATAAATCCGCATCGATTCCCGCTTGACTTGATAAACCTAAAGTTACTTTACGAACTTTGTCTCCATTTGTTAACTCAGGTTCACCTGTTGCAGTATAACCGATCGTATCTCCCGCATCATAATATTGTGTTTTGAATATTACATTACCAATTTTAGAATTACTTGATCCAAGTACATCAGATACAAAACCTTTGAAACCTGCAGGGAACGCATCTACAGGATGATCCTCCGCTAAGTTTAACATTATGTATTTAGATCTTAATTCATATTCACCGTCTGATGTACCTACTTTTCTACCAATATAACCTGGTAAATCAGGGTTCATAGAACATCTTGAGAATTTCTCTAATACACTTACATTGTCGTCAGTGTCATTGAAATCTCTAATAATTAAATCAAATTCTCCACTATCAATATCAATATTTTGAATTTGAACTTTAATTTGTTTGTTTGCCATGTTACCATCAGAAATACTGATTACACTAAATAAGTCAGATACTGATCCACCTCGAACCTCAGAAACTACTGTTGGTGAAGAAGGAGTATCCCATTGTGTAACGAAATCATTTGATACGTTGTGATAAACAACATTATCAATGTCTAAACCTCTGATAAGACCTTTTGATTTTAAAGTCTTAATTAAGTTAGGGTAACTTTCAAAAACGTATACAGGGAAATCTTGTCTATTTTTATCAAAGACACCTCTACCCAATACTTTATCAATATATTTTGTTGAAGAAGTATCTAAATTACAGTCAAATGTTTTAGACCCACTTGTAGATCCAACCGCAGTAATTCTAAATTCACCTAATGGATCTGTCTGTGCTTCTGTAGATGCAACTGTAAAACCTGTGTCCGCAGTAATCTCTAATTCTAAAGATTCACCGTCATAACTACCTCTTGATCTAAACGCCGCCGCTACAATACCATCGTAATCACTGTTAACTGATGCACTATATTCAAATTGTGTGATTGTCCATCCTGTGTTTGCTCCACTATAAACAAATAGATATGAATAAACACCATCAATCTCACCTAAACCATTTACCTTATGATAAACGTTATACCAATTATTATTACTATTAGAACCAATAGGACCTGCCACCTCGAGTGAACTGTCTAAACCTGCTGTATTACTTGAGTCAACATGACCTAAAGTACACCAAGTTCCATCTACCGCTGTTGTAATGTCATTAATGAAATCAGGAACAGAACTTCCGTCAGTTGCTGTTTTACCTGATAAGTCTGCAATAAACGCTGATGTTGCGATTGAAGTGGTTGTACCTGATAAACTATCTACTGTTTCTGTAGACGAACTTGTATCGACTGTTACGCCACCTAATGTTTTTATTGCGAATGTTTTTGTTGTCTTGTATCCCGTTTTACCTAAAACCCTCGTAACGAAAAGTTGATTTGATTCTTGTAGGTATGATTTTGCTACATAACCTAATTCGTATTTTGGATTACCATCTGAAAACTTAGTCGGGGAAGTAGGTCCAAAATATGTTTTGAATTCATCGAAATTTCTTATTAGTATAGGTTCAAACGCGGGACCTTGTATTGTCTCACCCGCTAAACCCAATGTGGTTACACCCACACTCTGAGCTACGAACGTTAAATCCTTCTCCGACGTATAAACACCTGGAGAAACGAATACTCTGTTTGAATTTGCCATTGATTACTTTGTTATAAATTTTTTATTGTTCTTACTATAAATATCTTTAATTTTCTGAAAGATTTACCAAGTTTTCTATTTTGGGATATTTAAAGATATTTTTTTATCTATATTTATCTTTATGAGTGTCAGAAAAACAAAAAACCTTAAAATAAGTGATGTACACCACGATAGACTTAAAAAGTACTGTGATAAGAACGGTTTAAAAATCTACCGAGTAGTTGAAAAATGGATTGATCAGTACTGTAAAGACCGTGAAAAAGGTCTCTATTCGGAATAATTTTAAAAAAGATAAGTTACACCAACAGTTGAGTCGTAGAGTGGTGCACCTGATAGTGTAACTGTTGTAGAATCGGTTATAACAAAACCTTGTCCTTCCTCTTGTTGAAGACCGTTAACATCTAAACTTATGACACTGTCTATGTTATTTAATGTGGTAAAACTTAATGATCCACCCACAGTATAATTAAAGTATTCCGTGGTTACTTGTTTCGCATTACCCGATCCATCTATAAAAATATTATTTCTTCCTTTATAATAAGTGATGGTTATTTGTGCACCTTCACGAGGAGGTTCGACAAATGTAATTTTAGACGTTAGAGCCACGTGATAAAAGTCCTCGTCTTTAACTTGTAATAAACCATTAACCGCAACAGTAAATAAAATACCGATAGTTTCCCCCACACTAAATGCGGTTTGTAGACCATCAGCAGTAAAGGTTGCAACAGTAATATCTAAATTTTTATTAATGTACTTCTTTTCAAAGTTGTTACTTTGTATAAACTCATTCATTAAGAATAATCTACTAAGTGCGGGTTTAACTTCAAACTCTTCATCGTCGATGATATACCCAAGTAATGTAAAAGTATAGTTTTGTAGATAGAACCTTCTCGAATCTAACTCAACAGGAGTATTATCTGCGATGGTGTCTAAAACAATTGGTACGTAATGTCCTTTTACTGTAGTGTAAGCCTGACGAGAAGAGAATTTTTGTAGAACAATTTTATTAAATTTATTAAGATCTCTAAATTTTGTACAAACAATAGTAACTTCATAAGTAATATCAACGGCAACAGGTTGTGGTATTTTATATACGTCAGCACCCATTTGTGTCCCATCCCATTTTGGTACTGAAGCGTAGTAAAATTGTTGACGATCGGGTATGGTTCTCTGTAAACTTGGATTAGTACCTGGTTGAACATCGGGTCTTCTAATCACTGCGATGAAAGGTAAACTTGGGTTACCATCTAAATCCGCAAAATTCCACGTATTTGTGAACTCACCCCATCTCTGAATGGTTAAAATTTTTGGGATAATAGGAACAACCGAACCGTCAGAATTTATTTTGAAATTATTCTTTACAAAATCTAACATACCCAAATCCAAATCATCATGTAAAACGGAATCGGGTAAAAAAGAATCTGACTTAGTTATCTTGTCCAATAACTCCTGTCTTCTTTCTACCAATTCTTTTCCTTGATAAACACTAATATCATTTTTTCTTTTCGGTATTGCCATTATATTCCTCTAAATTCTGCTTCTTGTGCGGGTACACAAGTTATTGTTCTATAATATGGTTTGAACCCAAACATATTATGTTTATTGTCTGATGTAACTTTACCATCATTCGATACAGTATAGTATCTTGTTTTTTCTTCAGTCTCAGGATATCCTATAAAATCACCATATTTTATATCTATTTTTAAATCACTAAGATGTTTTATGTACACCTGTAGTGTCAAATTACCTGGTTCCAAATACCTTACAAGTCCCTTACTATTGTATGAACTGTTTTTTGGTTCATCTATTTTTACTAAAGCATTAAATTCAATAGGTGGATAAAACTTTATCTGATCTTTCCCAACCTCGGCATACACAGCATCAGTATCTGTACTTTCTGTATCAACACGATACAGAACCAACTTCATATTTAAATCACCATGTAAGTATTCTTGACCTACCGATACATTAAAATCAAAGTCATCACCTGAGAAGAACTTATTTATTCTTGTAATTGGGACCTTTTTGTTCATATACATAAATAGTTTATTTATTGGTTTGAATTACTTATATTTAAAATAATAGGTATAATGGATAAGAAGATACCCGAAATAGAGGCAAGAGAGATTTTAACCGAATACGAAGGTTATAATAATCAAATCTTAGATTGGAAGAAAAGACAATCCAAAGACAGACATTATAAGATGTCAAGGTCCCAATGCGATTATATTTTAAAATACCACAAAATAGAACCTAAGGTTGCAAGAAAAAATGTTAGTATCGCAAAATCTTTTGGTTCCAAAATACAAGAAGATCGTCTTCTTATGGAACCTGTAGAATCTCTATGGGTAGAAAAACTACTTTGTGAGAGTGATAAAGCGTTTCATATATGGGGTAATCTAACTCAAGACATGGTACCGATTGCGATGTGGATACCTAAAGCATCTATTATACAAGAGGAAAAAACTTTAGATAGGGAAATAGATTATAGTCCTTACGATCATAGACCACCTATGAGTCACCAAAAAGAAGCGATAGAAAAATTATTGGCAAATGACAGATACATTTTAGCCGACGACATGGGGTTAGGTAAAACAACAAGTACTGTGATCGCATCTATAGAGAGTAAAGCAAAGAAAGTGTTGATCGTCTGTCCTGCATCACTCAAAATTAATTGGCAGAGAGAAATAGAACTTTACTCTGATGATTATACACTAATTGTTGAAGGGAAAAAATGGGGATCAACATTTAAGTATTACATAATCAATTATGACATTTTAAAGAATTTCCATACCACAGAAAAAACTGAAGAGAGTGACGCATATAAAATTATAATGAAAGAAGGTTTCGATCTCGCAATAATTGATGAAGCACATTATATATCCAATCCACAAGCACAAAGAACTAAACTTTTAAATGATATACTCGCGAAAATACCTAAAGTTTGGTTACTAACAGGTACACCAATGACCTCAAGACCAATCAATTACTATAATTTACTTAAAATAGTAAATTCACCACTTACTTTGAATTGGAAAAGTTATGTGATGAGATACTGTAAGGGTTATCAATTTAGAGTTGGAGGTAGAAAAGTTTGGAATACAAGTGGTGCGAGTAATCTTGATGAATTAAGAGACCAAACAAAGGCGGTGGTATTAAGAAGAATGAAAACAGATATTCTTGATTTACCTGAGAAAATTGTGTCACCGATATGGTTAGAACTTAAAAATACTTTCTATGATGACGAATTAAGTGAATTCCTTAGGATTAGTGAGGAAAACAAAGAAAAAGAAAGTATTACCGTTACACTCAATAGGTTAATGAAGTTACGTCAACTTATTGCGATAGAAAAAGTGGAACATACTTGTGAACTTATAGATAGAGTTTTAGAACAAGATAAAAAAGTTATTGTGTTCACAAATTTTACAATGTCATTAGACATGTTACATGAAAAGTACAAGAAGAAATCAGTTATCTTGGACGGTAGAATGAGTAAAGATAGAAGACAGCAGTCCGTAGATAGATTTCAAAATGATAGTAAAATAAAGGTCTTTATTGGTAATATTAAGGCGGCGGGCGTTGGAATTACATTGACTTCCGCAGATACGGTTATCATGAATGATTTGTCTTTTGTTCCTGCGGACCACTCACAAGCAGAAGATAGAGCATACCGTTACGGACAAAAGAATAGTGTTCTTGTCTACTACCCTGTATTCGAAAACACGATTGAAAAAACAATTTATAATATCCTACAAAAGAAAAAGGATATAATAGATCATGTTATGGGTTATGGTGAATATTCAGAAAGTTTCGGTAAGGAATTAGTAAGATCTATCTGATATTGTATAAACTAAACTCTCAGGTATCAATACACATGCCTCTTCATCAGAATCACAATTACAAATTTCATTGGGA